CAGCGTCTCTACGGGGATGTGCTGCACCTCTACGATGGTGTTGTGGTCTTGCGAGTACACAACCTGCATACTGCATTGACCCATCATAACATAATCGGCAACAACCTTCTGCAAGCAGGCTTTCGTGAACAGGCCACGCATCGCTGCGTACTCGCTCGGCTTCTTGGCAGAGTCCGTTGCATCCAAGCCCTTACCGAAGGTCATATCCATCAAAGAGTTGAGGATAGCGTTGTTGGTTGGTGAGCCGTTATACCTGTCAATCAGATAGCCGAAGTAGTCGTTGTTGTCTCCGTATTCAACGTAGTCCTTGCCTTGCACCTCTTTAACAACAGGTGTGGTGTAGGAACTGAAGTTCACAACGTGGACTTTAGATGATGATGTACTCATTGTCATAGCTTGTTTCTTCGGTGTAGACGTTTTGGTTCACCGTAAATTTCTCGTAGTCTGTTTGCGAAGTTACGAATACCCTATCCCGATATATTAGATTTCCCGATGCGAATACCTTTAAGCCATAGAATCTATTGTTGACAAGGCTAAACGTGCCTGTAAGGGTCATAAAACCATTAGCAGAGGCAGCCGTAACCGCAGGTGTTGCGGTGGTGTTTGTTGATTCATCAATCAGCGCAATCGTAACGCTCGCAGGGAACGTGCGTGGTATGATTACTATTGCTTGTGGCGAGGCTGATACTTGAAGGATATGCATCTTAAATAAATAACCTTTTACTTTGGATTTGTTTGAAAATAGAAAAGGGGCTTACGCCCCTTTAACTATTCTGCCTTGCGGTAGGTTACGAGTTAGAACCCACTACAATCGTTTCAACTGCACCTGCAAGTCCTGCGAATGGATTGGCAACGGTAGCACCTGCGATGAAGTTAGCAGGAAGTTGCTCCTGTCCCTCCATTGTCAAAGTGTAGCCCGATAGGTCACCCATAGCAGCACCAGTTACAATCGTTCCACCCGTTACTTCGGCTCCGTAGTTCAGACCCATCATAAAGGCGTTGCCGTTGTAGTCTTGTACCACAACATAAGGCCTTCCATAAGCAAGCAACTTCAATTCTTTGTTGTCCTCCTTTGTCAGTTTGGTCAACGTCAAATTCAAAGTTTGCGTGAAGAAGGTTGTGCCATTCTCACGGCTTGAGTTAAAGGTTTGCTCAAAAGATGAGTTCCCTTTCACAAGGTATTGGTAAGCAGAGAAAGTACCACTGATGTTGGTAATCTCATCGTTGGTGAGGGTAACGGTACCCAAGTCACCGAAGTCTACAAAGTACACGGCATAAATGCCACCTACTACGTCTTTACAGGGTACCGCCCTGCCTTTTGTTAAATCACAAGCCATTGTTTCTTTGTTTTATTAGAATTAAAAAAGAGGGCGAGGACATAGCCCAAGCCCCCTCTTGATTTACATTAACTCGGATTAAGAGTAAAGGACTACGTCAGCTCCGATTCCGTACTGAACTCCTGCAAAGAAGCGAAGGATTACGCGGATGTTGTCTGAACCGTCAAGGTCAGCCATATCAAGAACACGGACTTCGTTGCGCTCGTTCAAAAGACCTGTTCCAAAGAACATATTGCTTGCTTGAGCAGCGACCATCTTGTTAGAAGGTAAGCCGTTACACATTACAACCTTGATGCCGTCAAAGAACAAATCTCCTTGACCATACCACATTGTGCCTTTGTTGTCAACACCGTTGGCTCCAAGACCTGAAGTTCCGAACCCACCAAGAGCGCGTACATAAGCCTTCGCTACGTTTTGTGGGACAAAGATTTGCAGGTCTTCTTTTCCGTAAAGGGCAGAAGGGATAGCATCAGCAACTTTACCAAGCTCGGTGATTACGTTTGCAGCAGTTACGGTTGTAGCGGTTACGTCAATAACGTCAGAGTCAGCAGTCATCAAAGAAAGGAAGCCGCTAAACTCACCTGCGCTTGCAGCGTTTCCGTTCCAAATGTTCTGCTCAATCTTTTGGGCAGTCTTTGAAGCAACGTGAGCGATAAGGAAGTCAGCGAAAGAAGCAGGGATGCTATCGTAGGCAGAGAAGCCCATCTGACCACCAATCCAAGAATCGTAGTAGTCCTTTTTGCAAAGCTGCAAGTTCACTTGGAATGGCTCAACCTCAAGGATGCGGTCGGTCAAAGTCAAGGTAGAAGTTGCATCAAAATCACAAGTTGCATCTTTTACGATGTCGTTAGTGTTCACCTTCTGAAGGGTGGTGCGGTAGTTTACGTTTGGAAGAATCTCGATGAGACCTTTGTCAAGCGTGTTAGCAGAAAGAAGTGCAGCAGAGATATACTTGCTTGCAAACGCTCCTGCGTAGTTTGTAGTAATTGAAGTTACAGTTGCCATTTTTTATATTTATTATTTATTGATTCGTGCAAGGACTCGGTCAATCGTCCGTTCGGGGCGGTTGGCACTCATCTTTTGGACTTGCTTTGTTTCGGGATTGTGTTTGATGGCTTTCGCAGCAGGTGCGGCAGATAGTTCTGCTTTAACCGCAGCCATCTCCTCCTTCTTGGCGTATCCGCCCATCTCATCACGCATTACTTTCATCTCCTTGCGCATCATTGAAATCTCCTCGAGAACCTTCTCGATGATTGCAACTACCGCAGGGGCTTCTTCTTTTACCTCTACCTCTGCGAGTTCTACCTCTGCTTCGGGGGCTTCAACTTCTACCTCTACTTCGGTAGCAGCTTCTTTAATTTCAGCGATTAGGCCTTCTTCGGTAATGACCAAAATACGGCCATCCTCAAGGAGGTGTTCGCCAATCGGAGCAGCAACTCGGTCATCGCCACTTACGACAAAGACTTCGTTACCTGCTTCAAATGATTCTGCCTCAAGAACGGCTCCGTTCTCAAGGTTCATTTGCTCGAACTTAACCTCACGGATGGAGGACAGTTCGGCAAGGATGCGGTTTAGGATATTGTTTGCTTTCATATCTAACTAATTAAAGGGGTTTTGATTATTTGTAACATTTTTAAAGGTCTTGCCATAGCGTATTTGTGGACTCCCATCGGGTGTTGATGGTCTGCCACTCCTCGCCTCTTATCCTAACGCTTATGCCTTGACCTACTAACGAGCCTATCCCTTGCGCTTGCAATGAGCCATCGCAGCAGGTGGACTTGTAGGTGTTGTCTTTGCATAAGCATCCACGATTGCCACCTCTCGGTGATGCAACGGGAAGTTTCATGGGTCTATACATTGCCAAGTTCTTTTAGTTTGGATTCTGCCCACCTCTTGCCTGCAAGACCACCCCATAGCAGGAACGATATTGTGCCGCAGGCTTGCGTGTCGTTCTCATCGTAGTATTCTTCGGCTCTTGATAGGTACGAGTACATCCGTGTAATGGTCTCTACGCTTACAGGCTTGCCTTGTGCGAGCTGCTGCGCCCTTACCTTACCAACAGGAGTAGCGCACTTGTTGCCGTTCTTCTCGTTTAGTTCAATGCCACGCTTGGCGTTGTTCTTTACCGCATCAGGGTAGTCAGAATACGAGGCCATCTCGGTGCGTGTTCCCGACTTCTTACGACCATCCCTTTTTATGATAGCGACAATCTGTGCAAGCATCAACGCTGCTTCCTGCTCCTCAAGGTGTGCCATCTCTTGCTTGGCAAGGTTTAGCTTGTCCACGAAGTACCCCTCAATAGAGAATCCTTTGACCTTTCCTGTCTTGACAAAGTTTGTCCAAATCTCGGGGTTGTTGACTTTCATAGATACCATCCAAGTGCCTACGGGCAAATCAAAGCCGTACTTCTTGCTCTTGTCGTGTACCTCATCTTCTATAATCCAAGACTCTACAACCGTAAGGCCGTTGATGCCTACCTCGTGTTCAAGCGTAGCGTTGTTCTGCTTGGACTTCTGAAAGAACATCTCGCTTGCTTTGCGAATGGTTGCTTCGCTGAAGTAAACGTAGAACTCCTCTTGCCCTTCGGCTCGGTAGATGGGTTTGTTGGGTACGAGTGCTGCTCCCATAAGGATGCGCTTCTCATCGCTCTGCGTAGCGAACTCCACACGTTGTGAGTTCAGCGCAATGAAATCCTCCTCAATCGCAGGATATTCTACAAGGGATATTGCATCAATGCCCGTGAGGAGCATCGTTTCATCAAGTATAAGTTCAATTAGTTTCATCATCCGAATGTTGCGGTTCTTACTCTTTGGCGTTGTAGTTGTTGCGAGGTCGTTACGTCACCACCCACAACGTATGCACGGATGGGTTGGCTGAACTGACCTCCTATGCT